AAGAAGTATTTAAAACATTTATAGTAGTGTTACCACTTAAATTATCATACGTTGCAAATGGTAAATTATTATCAGTTACAGTTATTTTATAATTAGTTGATGTTGTTGTAATTACTAATTCAACATAATTTCTTCTAACAGGAGTTGTAGAAAAATCCCAAGTTGTAGATAAAACATTTGTTGTTAAATCCATTAATGCAGGTTGAACTCCTGATTTAGCTGTAAAGTCAATTAATAAAGGTTCTGATTTATATTGTAATACATCGGCATTTTTAAGATACAAATATAATTTACTCCATTGGTCTAAACTAAAGAAACTACCTGTAAATGTAACTCCGTATTTAGTTTGTATAAATTCAAATACTTTCCATAAAGGTACAGCAGGAAATAACTCATTCCATTGTATAGCACCTGCAGTTTGCGTAATATCCTCGTGTGATGCTCCTGATTTATAATAAAATTTTCTACGTGAACCAATTAAAGGATAACTAACTAAATAACTTGTACTTGTAGGGTTTATTCTATTAATTATATTTGTTGAGTTGTATGTATGATTTAAACTACTGAAATCTAAAGTATTTAATTTATCATCTTTAAATTTATCTTTTAATTGTGTTAAGTTACCATAAAACGTAACAGTATAACTTTCAATAAACCCGTTTTTTTTATTTGCCTTTTCTAATTGGATATTTCCCTTTTTAAATAAAACTGAATCTATTTTAATATAAGCGTCATATCTTCTTCGGTGGTCGTAACCATTATCTAAAGAGCTTTCGTACCAATGTGATAATATTTTGTTATTCTTTTTAGATGCAGGTATAGTAAACGATTGTGAAAAGTCAGTATAGATTTTTCCTAAATCATTGAAATTAGAAACAGCACTTGTAACAGATATCTTTTCATCGTTAAATAAATCTAATCTTTTTGAAGTTGTATCGGTATAAATATAAAGTGAAACTACATTCATTATATTACGTTGTTTATTAAACTATTTGAGTATTCAAAATCTATTGTATAGTTTATATTTTTATCTAATAAATTTGTTTTGTATTGTAACGATTGCGTTTTAATTGTTACAGGGTTACCATTTAATAAAATAGTATCACTTAACATTAATTCTTTTATTAAATTATTGTAGTTTTCAAAAACCCATCCTGTATTACAGGTAATAGTTTGTGTTCCGTTTATATTAAATGATTTCTTTTGCCCTTCAGAAGCGTTATAAGATACATTAGAAGGCATTAAATTATATTTACTACTTTGTATATCTATTTTATTTGTTTGTGCTTTAAAGAACGTTAATTGTTGCCATCCACCTAATTTATTTATAAAAGTACATTTAACAGGCGTGTATTTACATTCTTCTATTTTATCAGTATAAATAACATATATAGTTCCATCGTTTTCACTTTCTATTACACAATAAGCAGAATTAGTATGAACTAAAGGCAATTTAAAATTATAATATTCAGTTGCACCACCACTTATAATAGTTTGAGTAGATAATAAAGTACCTGTAGCTGTATAGTAAGTAATAAGATATGGATTATTTACTGCTCTTTTTACAATAAAATTATAATAAGGTATTGTTGAATAATATTGTATTCTATAATCTGTGTTACCTAATAAAACATAATCTTTATCATCTGCAATATCATAATTAACACCATTGATTACTTCGGTGTATCCATTAACACCAATGTATAAAGTATTATCTAATAAAGTAAATGCACCTGATATATTTTTATATCGTTTAACACGCACAAAACACCAATCATTATTATTTTCAGCAGTAGGTACAGAAACTGTTGTAGGTACTATTTGATTTATATATTCTAATATATATGGCGAAATATTATAATTAGTTTCTGTTTGTGTTGCAGAAGCTATATTTTCACTCATTATATATGTGGGTGTAGTAGGTTCTGTTGTTCCTTTATTCCAAATAAACAATTCAACTTTACTTCCTGTTTGTCCTGATTCATCTATTATTATCTGATAAGGACTTCTTGCACTTATTACTTCCATTTTTTAATCTTTTAAATTATAATCTACCATTGTTTCAACATCTTGACCAAACGCTTTTATTAAATCTGTATCTATGTATTTTTTATATCCTGCTTCAAATGGTTTAGTAAAGAATAAAGAAGGTTTAATACCATTATGAAATATAGAACGTGTAATTAAATAAGCTGTTGAATCGTAACTTAAAAATCTACCTCTTTTATCCCTGAATTGAAAACCTTTTTGTTTAACCCATTTATTTATTCCTTGTGTTAAACCACCTTTTTTACCTGTACCACTACCAAACTTATAAGGGCTGTTAGGTGCTTTATTAGAACTTGTTTTACCTTTAACACCTAAATCTACAAATGTTCCATAATCATTCATTGAAAACCCTACAATAGCATAATTATCATCTGTAACTATTTCACCTTTTAAACTATTTGCTAATGAACTTGTGTTGTTATGACCTGTACGTTTTAAATTATCCTTTGCTTCACGAATAACATAATCACGAAACATCTGAATAGTTTTATTTACCTTTTCAAGTTTTAACATTTTGTCATTTTGTTTTCAATAGCAATATCAAAAGTAAAAGTTACACCTGCTATTTTGTTTTCAAATCTTTCAGTAAAGAATTCAATGTTTGCAGTACCATTTACTAATTCGTAATCTTCTGCTAATGCACCTCTGCGTAATACTTCTAAGAATCTATTTGCAACAGCTAATTGAGTATTTAATACATCCTGTTCATTATCATTACCTAAGAATATATCTGTAACTTTTGATTTAGATTCATCAACAATATCCATACATAGAATAGATATATTATAATTTAATACAGGACCTTGATACGATACTGAATTTACTATAATATGACTTAATGGAAATATAGTTTGCTTATTTAAATCTACTTTAAATATATCACCTGTTGTAACTGTATTGACAAATAAATCTTCTTGTAGTTTATTCTTTATTACTTGTGTTATTTCGTAAAATGTACTCATTATCTTTTTTTAATTAAATCCGATTCTATTTTGTTTTTTTGTTTTTCAAATGTTAGGTATGTTAAACATTGGTTAATTGGTAATTCTGTGATTGTGTCAAATCTTGTAATATCTCCTTGAGCAAGTCCATAGATTGAACTATACCAACCCCATCGTTTTCCGAATTGTGCTGTTGCAGAATAGTCTGCATCTGCGTGTTGTTCTCCAAATAGTTCATCGTACTTTTCAATAATTCGTTGCCTAAATTGTAAAAAAAAACATTAGCACCAAATACAACATCTAAAGGTGCGTGTTTCATTACATCACTATACGTTATACTACCATTGTATTTTTCTATTTCGTATGTATTATTTAAACCCTTCTTTGTAATAGGTCTAAATAAAACAGCCATAGCTTTGTGCATATTATCCCAATCACCAATGTATGAATCTAAATCTGTATATTCACCAAAAGTCATTTCATCTAAATCAGGAATAAAACCAAACTCAACTCCACCAAGTTTAAATCTGTTTATAAACCTATGTGATTTAACATCAAACATTTTACCAAGTGATGCAGTTATTTGTAACACATCCTTATACTTGATTTCAGCAACATCTTTTAAATCTATATTGCAGAACGTTTGAACCATTTTCTGATTCATAAATTCAACATCATCATTATCTTTAGCTATCTTTAAGAACGCTTGATATTGTGATAATTTAATTTCTTTTAATTCTGTTGGTATGCTTATTTCTAATTTCATATTATTGTTTTTTATATTAATAACTATTTTATGATATTGTATTAAACAAAAAAAAGGCACATATTTCTATGCACCTTAATTAACCAAATTAACTAATCTAAACAAAATTTAATCTTCTATTTCTTCTATTGCTAAATCTATTATATCATTGATTTGCTTTTGTGATAATATTTCCCATACATCAATACCTTGTATTAATATTTGTTCATCTTCAATACAGCTTCCTGTATAATCTTCATCTGAACCTTTTATATAGAATCCTTTAACTTCAAATTCTATATCGCAATAATTAACTGTTACTTTTACTTTTTTCATTTTGCTTTGTTTTAAATTTTTAACAAATATAATATAAATTTGTTACATAAATTAGTTTTAACAATTATTTAACTTTTCAAATGTTCCGATGCTATTAAGTACATCTTTTGCATCTTTTTAATTTCACCTATATTACGTGGTAGGTTTATATTCACCTCTTTACCTGTAGTGTGGTGAATATAACATTGTATTGTTGCTATCATTTGCCCGTAAGTCATAGTTTAATTTGTCAAGTTTTTGCCATCATTTACTTTGTCGCAAAAATAGTATTAATTTGCGACATTAATATATAAAATAGTTTCCTTTGTTAGCATTTCCTAATTGATATGTAACAGCGTAACGCAATGGGTCAAGTAAATGGTTGTGGGCATCCTGTGGCGTTTTTGACTTTTTTTCTAACCAACAGTAATTGTTTAATTCCCTAATTAAGTTTATTGAATCAGGCGATACTATTAAATCATAATCTTGCAATACACTAATACCATAAGTAACAGAATCAGGCCCTTTAATTGCAGGAACTATATTTAAACCTAATGTAGCTAATTCAGATATTAATCTTGGTTCAGCACTATCTGCAACTATTAAAGCATCGTTTGCGTGTTGCTTGTTTAATTGGTATATCTGAGAAGTTGTTAAACCTTTTAAATAAAACCTTTCATTAATATAAATTCGTTTGTTAGAACTATCTATATTACATTCTAATAAAGTTGATTCATCTGAAGCAAAACCATAATCTTGGCCAAAGATAGATTTACCTATTTGTTTATATTCTCCAATAGTCCAATTAGTAAATATAACTCCTTCTGCTTTATCCAACCATCCACCTAATATTTGATGCTTATATTTTTCAGGTCTACGTTGTTTTATATTCTCAATTTGATTTATAAATGATTCAGATAGATTTTCTATATTATCTTGGTACGTTGTGTGTATGTATGTAGTATCACCTTTAATTAAATTGCTTCCTGCTTCTACACCTTTATCTTCAAAAAACTTCTTATATATAAAGTGTTCTTTTGTTGCAGGGTTCAATATTAATAAAATTCTATTATGTATTCCTTTAGTACGAATACTTAAATCTATTTTATCAAATATATCTTCATCTGTTAATTCTTCTGCTTCATCTAAAACGAATGTTGTAACACCTGCTAATGATTTTAAAGAAGCTGTTTGTGTACCACTACTTGTTTTAATACCTTTAAATAAGATTTTAGACCCTGTTTTAAGATTTACTATTTCATCTTTGGTTATATAAAAATCGTTGCTTAAATCAGCTGTATCGATTTTGTCTATAAATTCAGGTATAATAGAAACACTTGCAGAAGTTAAAGTGTAACGTGTAAATAATATCACGTGACCTGCTTCATAGGTAAGCAATAGTAGAAACGAGTTAAGGGAATATGATTTACCACTTCCCCTACCACCTGTTATTACAAAGTATCTACTATCTGAACCTAATAGATTATATTTCTGATTTATTGCTATTCCCAACTTTGAAGATATCTTTTATATTAAAATCGTTTACGTTGTGTGTAGCTTCTATAATTTCTTTTGGTTTACCAAATATATGTTCTGCAATAAATAGTTGCCCTCTTTGTGATTGCATTAATGTATCTTTAACAAAAGCTATTTTAGTATCTTCTTCTGTTTCTTTATTGTACAATTCACCTAATGCTTTTAGGAATATGTTATTTACTTTTTGCTCATCTACTTTTGTAGGTCTACCTTTTCCTAATTTATTACCCTTTTCAAATCCCATAGTTAAAAGTTATGTTTAAACATATTAATAATAAATAAAATCTATAGTTGTTTAAAGTTTTAAATTAATTACTTTTAATTGTTCAACTAATTCTATAAATTCTTTATCATCTATTTTATCATTAGGTTTATTATCCCAATACATATCACAATTATAAGCATCTTCTTCTCTATTGAATATACCATAAGATTGATACATTGATGCAGGTGCTGTGTATCTATAACACGTTTCTTTTGATGGACAAAGATTGTCTGCACATTTAGTTATATCTGCCATAGTTATTTATTTATAAATAGTTTAAACCATTCATCACATTTTTCTTGTTTAAAGTATACTTGTAAATAATCTCTAAATCCTAAACAATATGCATCTTTAAATGCTTCTTTTAAATCTTCCTCACTATAACTTCTTTCTTGTTGCCATTTAGCACCTGCTATAAAAGATTCATAATCGCCAAAAGCATTAATAGTATTTAAATTATAATTTTTAGCCGCTTCTTCAAGTGTTTCTACTTCCATAACTATTTTTTATAAAGTTTAGCTAATTCTCTTGCTACTTCTTTCCAATGTTCTGTTTGTTGCATTGTACCCATACAAACTCGCCTGTTATATTCTTTACTATATTTATTAAATAACATTTCAGCACGTTCTTTTGCTGTTATTGGTTCTATTGTATTCATTCTATTAAATTTTTAATTATTAATATTATTGCTAAAATTATATTGATTGAACATATTATTGCAGATGCTTCTACTAATATTTTTTCTTGTTTGTTTGTCATATCTTGCTAAATAAAATAAGGTCTTATTGTTAATACTCCTAAGCTAAATCCTAATGCAAATGCTAAAGCTATTAAGAATCTTCCGTAAAATGTTTTTACTTCTATTGTGAAGTGATTCATTGGTAAACAAAGAAAAGGATTTATAAATACCATTCCAACCATACCATACCAATTTTTTTCCATTAAAAATGTGAAACTTGCTATACTGTTTGCTTCTAAAACTATTGCAGATATAAATACTATTAATAGTTTCCACCAAGTAATTTTATCTTTTACTATCATATCTTTTCTATTAGTGTATTATATTCTTTTACCATTTTTAACTTCCATTCATTAAATTGAGGTCTATTTGTTTTTTGTCTTATTTCGTAATAGTCAGGTATAAATACATTTCTTAAATCGTGCCACATATCAATAGTCCAAAATGAAGTTAATTTAATTATTTGTTCTATTACATATTCTTGTCTTTCTTCTTCTCTTGTTTTATATTTTGTCATAGTTTTATATTGTTATTCATTTTATAAAACGCTTCTAATCTATCGTTAATTAGTGTGTGTTGTATTGTACCTTTTGTGTTGCTTAATAGGTTGTTTAAATTATCTATTATTTGGTATTCGTATCTTGGTCTATTTATTTGTTCTTGTAATTCTTTTTTTAGTTTATCATTTTCAAATGTTAATTTATAAAGCTGTTGTTTTACCTTTTCAATTTCAGATAGTTCTTTTAATTCTTCTTCATTATCTATTGTAAAGTAACTTAATATGGTTGTTCTAAACTTTTTTAATTCAGGGTTATATTCTTCATACATCTTATAGTTCTTTAGTGCGTGTATTACTGTAGCGTGGTTTAATTCTAATGTATCACCTATTGCCTGAAGTGTTTTATTTGGTTTTAATTGTTTTAATACATTACAATATAGTGAACGCATTTCTACTGTTTCTCTTTTACGAGTTCTAATATCTATATCTGTGTTTGTTTCTTGCTTAATTATTTCTTTTAATCTTTGTGTAATTTCCATATTTGTTTTTTATTATTCGTATGCACCTGTTATTTTGTTTCTTTTTTCGTTTGATTGTTTTACTTCTGTATATTCATTTGATAAATTTTCAAATCCTAAACTTGTAATAACATCAATTTTAATTACTTTCAATGGTTCTTTTATTCCTAATCTAACGTTTTTAAAATATCCATCTTCTTCTTTATAAACTACTTTTTTTAAATAGATATTATCTTTACCATTTTGCAAAGTTAAGTTACAATAAAATATTTCTTTACGTTCCATTTAAAATAATGTTTGTTGGTCTAAATAAGGTTGTAATCTTTTATTAGCCAAATCTACATATTCTTGTGACATTTCGCTTCCTATCCAATTACGTTTATAGATATGAGCCATTTTAGCAGTTGTTCCACTTCCCATAAAACAATCATAAACTAAATCACCTTCGTTACTCCAAGAGTAAATATGTTCTGCAGCTAATAATTCAGGAAAAGTCGCTGGATGACCGAATGCAATTTCATCTTTAGTGCTACCACCTCCTACATTAAATCTCCAAATATTTTTCCTTGAAGTATCTTCTTGTTTATTTGCATTATTCAATCTTTCTTTTGCTTTTTCATCAGGTTTTGCCAATGTTCCATCTTTTTGTCTAAATGTATTTCCACCTGTTTTACCGCTTCGCTTTTCCATAATTCTATTAAATGTATTTGGTTTTTCTTTAG